CAAGCGCCATGGCTTAGCCCCCTTCGTCTAGGTGATCCGCCCGCGCACATGCACGCGAACGGTAAGCGCTGAGTAAGCGCCGTCAGTGGTTTCCGCTGTATCGACGGAGGAAGACTCCGGCCGTAGGTCCATGAGCCCCGCCACGCTGGCACGGTCCACAGCGGCGCACGCGTCGGCGATTAAATCGCGGAGCCCGTACACGGTCCGCTCAGCGTCGATCGGCTTGCCCGGGGTAACCACCACGGCGTGAACTTCGATCGTGCCTGAGACGTTCGTCGGTTTGCGCGGACCCTTACGCATGCCCGCTACTTCGTTGTCATCATCGGTCGCGTTGCCCAGGAAGATTTGGTTCCGGCGATCAGCCTTGCCAGTCTCCGCGTAGGTGACCTGAGTACCCGCCGGGACACCGGTCTGTAGCTCAGCGAACAGGGCCGACTTGACGTCAAACATGAACGGCATTCGGCCCCCTTACATGAAAATGAACGGCAGGCGTGCGCGGTAGCGGTTCAGTCGGGCGTTCACCTCAGGCAGCGCCGTAGGTCGCCAATTACCGCCAGCCTGCGAAAGCTGAATGGAACCGAATTCGCTTTGTAGCTGTAGCGCCCGGTCCGGGATACGGGAAACGGCGTCAAGGCAGAGTTGCCGAGCCATCATCCGCACGCACCACCGGACACCCTCAGGGACCGGAGTCATAAGGCCGTCCCAGGTCTGCCCCGTGTAAATCTCTACGTCTTCGCTAGCAATGTCGATTGCCTCGCTGAGTACCACATCCGAGAAAACCCCGGAATCCTCTAGGCCGTCCAGCGCGCGAAGCTCATCTATCGTCGCGTATGTCATCCGTGCGCCTTCCCGGGAACGGGGCCGGACCTACTCAATTGAGTAGGTCCAACCCCAAACCCTCAGCCCTTAGGCTCCGCCGCCGATGGTGAGCACCTTCGCGCTCAGCTCATCCACTAGCAGGCCGTCCGCACGCTGAATGAACCGGTACACAACCTGATCGGTCGTGAACTTCGCATCTAGCGAACGCTCGACACGGAGCGGACCCGCGAACCGAATGCGGTACTTCGACAGGTCACCAAACAGAACCTTGTCATCCGGCACGCCAACGTCAGACAGGACCGGACGGCCGTTGAAGGTGTCCGGAGCGCCCGCCTCAATCGACGTACGCCATAGGTACTGGCCGTAACTGTCCTTTAGCTTCCGCATCTGAGCCGCAGTCTTGTCCGACACCACGAAGGAAGCGCCCGCGCGGTACTGGGGCTGTAGTTCGTGGTAAAGGTCAATCAGCGCGTCAGAAACCGTGTTGTCCTTCGCCGAAGCGAGGAACGTAGCGGTAGCCGGAGCAGCAGCAGTGAGAATGCCGGTGGGCTGTCCGGTGCCGGACCCGGTGAGGAAGTGCGCACCCATGCCCGCGCCGATAGCCGGGCCAGCGTCGCCCACCAGGAAGCCCACTAGGTCTAGCTTCTGATCCTGTAGAAGCTCGCTGGAGAAGGTAGACGCGTAGCCGTACTTGTAAGCGCCCATCGAACGCGTCACGGTCGAACCGGTGGACTCAGGCAGGTTCGCCGCCTCAGTCACGATCTGAGCCGCAGCACGGCCCACAACGACCGCGAAGTCTAGGGGCTCACCGCTGGACGTGGTGAACGAGGAAGCGCCGCCCCGCATGACGGTAGACCGGTTGACTAGCTCAGCCATTAGCTGACCGAACAGGGTTCGCGGAATGACCGGGGCACCGGTAGCGGTGCTGTCGGTACGCTGCTCAGGCGCAAACTCGGCGTGCTGCCCGAAGGACAGGCCGCGAAGCTCAGCGTTTTCGTCGCGCACGTTCTCACGCTTCGCGCCGCCCAGGTTCAGGCCAGCAACCGCGCGCTCTACGCTCTCGGTCGCCTTGATAGCCTCAATACCGCGCTTGATCCGGCCGTCAAAGTCCGCGATAGCGCCGAGAAGCTTGGTCTCCTTCTCCCGCGCGCTGGCGTCCATCTCCTTACCGGCAAACTCGTCCGCCAGAGTACGAAGCTCAGCGGTAGCACGCTCTCGCGCCTCAAAGTTAGCGCTCAGAGTAGTAGCGTCCATGTGGACCCCCTTAGTTGAAAAGAGCGCGAACGAGTGAACGCGCAGCCTGGATTTCCTCGGAGTCGGGTTCGGCGTCGGAATCGACACCCGCAGCGATCTCCGCTAGCTCTTCCGTTTCGGACTCGACTTCGATATCTAGCGAAATGCCTAGGCAAATCTCGATAGAGCGAAGAGCGGCGTCCGTAGTCGGGTACGCCGGGTTAGTGACCGGCCCTAGCTCCCGCACGTCCATTGACGTGATTTCACGAATAGGAAGCCCGGTCTCCGGGTCATCCTGGGAAGCGCGCCGCTGTCCCCCGTCATTCACGTAGAAGGTGAATGAGGAACCGTTGACGTCACCCCGCTGTAGTAGCTCAGCTAGGTCCCGGCCAACGGTCGTGTTCGGCAGGTCGATCTCATACCAACCGCCTTCGGCGTCTTCGCCGGTCCGCAGCGTGCCCGCAGACTGCCGCCCAATCACGTTGTTGTTATCGTGGTTGAACGTGGCGAAGACGTCGTTAACGCCTAGGGAGCGTCCGCCAGCACCCGGAAGAATCCGCTCACGGAATCCGCCTAGGTTGTGGCTCAGCTCATTGAAGCGGTAGGCGTACCCGCGCATGGTGATCTGATCACCACTAGTCGCCCGGATCTCCGCTGTCCCCGTTAGGTTCCGGCGCTCCGCTATCGTCATTCGTTCCCCCCTTATCGGGTTCAGGGCCGATATGGGCGGGCGTTTCCCCCGCCGTAGTGACCGGCGGTACGTAGTCCGCTTCAACGTCCACGAACTTGATAGGCACGCGGAATACCTGGCCCTGTCCGTTGGGAAGGGGCTCAAGGTCTTCCCAGCCTCGAACTTCGTCAATGCAGTAGACGCCGTTCATCAGGCCGGTTTGGTACATGGTCATTCGCTCGTTCGGGGCACCGCGCTGGATTCCGTCAAGGCTGAACTTGACGAATAGCTGTCGGTTCGCGGACTCAGCGAAGAGCAGGCGAGTAAAGCCCGCTTCGATCCGCTCTAGCCACGGCCGGAGAGAGAACATGGCAAATGCCTGGTTCTGCTCAGCGAGCCCGGAGCCCCACGACGTTGAGTTAGTCGCGTCGGAGATCAGGTGAGGCGGGACGCCAAAGATCCGCGCAATCTCCGGGACCTGAAACTGTCGGGTCTGGAGAAACTGTGCTTCGTCCGGGGACATGGCGATCTTGGAGAACGATGCGCCTTCGGTCAGCAGCGCGACCCGGTGAGCGTTGTCCGCCCCGGAATTCGCCATCCGCCACGCGTCACGCGCACGGGCCATGCCGTCCTCAGACATCGCGCCCGGGACAGTCACAACCGCGCCCGGGATAGCGCCGTTCGCAAAGAACTTCGCGCCGTACTTCTGAGCCGCAATGCTCAGGCCGATGGACTCACGCGCGTAGGCGATAGGCGAAACGCCCGTGAAGTCGCCCGGCAGCATCATCCCGGGAATGTGCAAGATGTCGCGGGCCGTGAACCAACCTAGGGCAACTTCGTGCCCGTCCTGGTCAACGTCCCAACAGTCAAAGACCTTGACGCGCCGACCGTCCACAATGACCGTGTGCGTCATGACCTTCGACGGGTCGATAACGTCCAGGGCAACAATGTTCGGCCCGTTCCACGTCACTGCAATGTAGGCGTTGCCGTCGAGTAGCAGCGACAGCATGATCTGAGAAATCAGGTCGATACGGCCAATACCACCGGGCTCCGCCGTCGGGTAGTCCAGCCAAAACGGAGACTTGACTTCCTTCCGCGCGCCGCCCCGCTTCGTGTACGTGGAAACCGGCAGGGTCGCCACGGTCTCACTCAGCAGACGGATACAGGCGAACACCGCGCTAACCGTCATGGACGTAGACGCGTTGACAGTCTCGCCAGACTCAGCGGTCATTCCCGGGAAAGGGAACATGTTGCCGGAGACGTCATCCCAGACGCGCGCCTCAGGCTCAGCCTTAGGTGCCCGGAATAGGCTGGACCACAGACCCATGCGGGCACCCCTCAGGAAGGGACCTACTCAATTGAGTAGGTCAGTCGTCAAACAGATCGGAAGTTCCGCCGTAAGCCCAGACCGTTCCGTCTTCGCGGTGGCCGGTGGCGATAATCGGGGCGTCATGGACAAGCCCCGCGTTTT